CATATAACTCTAACCTTTTCTATTGGAATTTATGGCTAAAAGAAAAAGACAAAATCATACTCATGAATTTGAACGTTCTGAAACACATCTTAAATTACATAAATCTTCTAATTTAGACAATATTACACGCCTAGATAATTTCTACATCAAAGAAATCACACCGAAAACTGAAAATCAACAAATTGTTTTTGATTCTTATTATCAAAATAAAAATTTATTATTACATGGTTCTGCAGGAACCGGAAAAACATTTATATCATTATATCTTGCTTTGAATTCAATTTTAACAAAAAATGATTTTTATAAATTAGCAATTGTTAGAAGTGTTGTTCCTACTAGAGATGTTGGTTTTTTACCGGGAGATTTAGATAGAAAAATTGAAGTTTATGAATTGCCTTATAAGCAAATTGTAAATGATTTATTTCATCGTGGAGATGCTTATGAGATCTTAAAAAAGAAAAGAAAAATTGAATTTTTATCTACCTCATTTATAAGAGGTATAACATTTGATAATACAATTGTTTTAGTCGATGAGGTTCAAAATATGTCTTTTCATGAAACTGATTCTGTTATGACAAGAATAGGAAATAATTGTAAAATTATTTTTTGCGGTGATTTCAGACAAAGTGATTTAAAAAAGATGGATGAAAGACAAGGATTGCATAATTTTATGGAAATATTGAGTGGTATGAAACAATTTCAACATATTGAATTTGAACAAAAAGATATTGTTCGGTCTTCCATAGTAAAAGATTATATTATCAATAAGGAAAGATTAAATTTATCGCATAGTTTTATTTAACATAAATATATATTTGGGGAGGTATATTTATCTCCCTTAACAATTTTTGGAGTTTAAATTAATGGCTACTGGTATTAAGGAAACGAAAGAATTATTAAGATTTGTATTTAGTTTGGCAAATGCAGTTAAACAAAGTATGGCAGATGGATCATTAACATTATGGGATGCTAAAAATTTTGTTGAACCCCTATCATTATTAGTAGATGCTGTTGATAATTTAGATCAAATTTTACCAGAATTAAAAGATTTAGATGATCAAGAAATATCTGAATTGGTTAGTTTTGTGATGAATGAATTAGGTGTAGAAATTAAAATACCTAATATTTCTAATCCGCCAGAAGAATTAGAAGTTGCAAAAGAACAGGTATTGCAGGCCTTGGATACAGGTAAAGCAGTATTAAAAATGGTTAATTTAATTAGAGGTTAATATGGATTGGCTATCAGTTACTGAAAATGCGGCAAAATGCCAAAGAAATTGGACTGATGAACCCGTCAAAGAAGAAGACATTGAATTGATTATGAAAGCATGTACAAATATGCCTACACGAAAAAACATTATTGATTATGAATTATTTGCATTTACGGATAAAGAACATATTAAGCATATTTTTTCAATTGCTCAAGATGATTTGGATTTTTCATTATCAAATAGAGCAAAATATCATAACGGCCAGATGATGGCGCCTTTGGTTTTGATATGGGGTAGAACAGATATTGTTGATCAATATTTGATATCAGATTACACTGAAGGATATGCAGATAATGAAAATACTAATAATGATAGAGAAGTTGATTACAGATCACCAGAACAGAACGGAACATCGGTCACAACTCAATCGATGCATGTTGGTATTTCTTCATCGGCTGCTGCAATAGTTGCGCAAAGTCTGGGTTATCAAACTGGTTTTTGTGGATGCGTATTAAATGATGAAATGTTAATATTTTTAAAACAATTTAGTAATAATGTTAAGGAATTTTCCGTTGCTCTTGGTGTCGGAAAAGGAAGGCCAGGTGTTCCACGAAATTATGTATTTGAAAATGATGAACATGTATATACGAATTCCGTTTTTGGACGTAAAACCATAACAACTTATAGAATATGAAAATATGAAAATTGCATATAGCGTAGAATTAAAATCAAAAATCTCGAATGAAAAAATACAACATTACAGATACATTCATGAACATTATAAAAAAGAATCTGATATTTTTCAAAAATTTGCCGATATGGACGATCATTATATTTTGAGAGATTCTATAGTTAGTAAAGATGGTATGTTATTTAGTGTTTTTAATGTTATAAGTGATGAAGAGGTATTTTTTAAATATATGACAGAAAAAATAAATTATCTGAAAAAAAATAATATTAAAACAGATAATGTTTTATCTTTTAATTGCGGAAATACCATGAAAATTATGTCTATTCATACAAATTTTAATAATTTTGAAAATATTTTAAACGAGTATGGTAATTTTTTTGATGTGCCTGAATTAAAATCCCATGATATTGAAGATATGATAGAGCATATTGTAAATAATTATTCAGGTATTAGTCCTTCAAGTTTCAATCAATTAATGTAGGAGATTTTTATGTGTAATAATCCAAATTGTAATAATCCAGAATGCGATTGCGAAAATTGTGAATGCTCAGAAGATAATCCATGCAGTTGTTGTCAAGATTAAAGAAAACAATTTTATTATTAGTATTATTATTTTTATATAATAATGCACTTTCTATCGACATAAATTCTGACAATATTAAAGAATTAAATTCTATTTTTAATAAAAAAAATTGTGATTTGATTTTAATTGATTATTTTGTCACATGTTATGATTACGATAGAAAAAGTCCTTCAGCAATATATACAAAAATAGAAGGTAAAAAGGTATCAAAAGATGGTATAAAGAAAAGACCAAGTTTTTATACTGATAATAGAATACCGAAAGGTTTTGAGTCAACAACAAGAGATTACACAAATTCGGGATATGATAGAGGACATTTTGGTGCATCTGATGCTTCATTCGATTGGAATGAAAATGCATTAAATAGCACATATAAAATGTCCAATATTGTACCACAAACACCGAAGACAAATAGATACAAATATATTTCTCTTGAAAAATATGAGAGAGAAATGGCAGAAAAATATGGTAGTTTGGAAACAATTAGTTTAGCTTTCTGGGATAATGATCCTGAAACAATAGGGAAAAATAATATACAAGTTCCTAGTTCATTTGCGAAGATATTTGTGTCAAATACTGGATATAGAGAATGTTTTTTTATTTGGAATGATGAAGATTATGATAGTATAAACGGTAAAAATCCTAAATTTTATGAAAAAAATTGTGATGAAGTGTTCAGAATGTTTAACAGGAGTGTTGGTAAAAAAATAATTTTTAATAATACAGATAAAACGGAATTGATAAAATTATTAAAAATATACAAGAAAACCGAGTTAAATGCCGAACAATTAAAATCGATTAAAACTATTTTAAACAAATTACAATAGAGAGATAAATATGGGAGTTGTAAACAGATTTTTTGTAGAAAAATTGGGAGGTACAGAACCTTCGGAATTCATAGGCAATAGTGGAGAAGTTTTTTATGATCCTGAGAGTGGAGGATTTAAAAAATCTGATGGTTCTACACCAGGAGGTACTGTAATTGGTGGTGGACCGGCAGCAACTGGTTTTATTACCATGAATGGTGCTAGTTCTACTTGGACTGGAACAGCAAATTATACAGTATCATTTTCTCAGGATGGTACTGATAACCTTTATGATTTAACATTCCCAATACCATATGCATCAACAAATAATTATATTGTTCAAGCTACATGGGATGGACTTAATTATAGTTCGGGTTATGCGATTGACTTAGGTGTCAATAGGTATACAACTTATGTTAGATTTACACCTAGAGATAGTGATGGTAATGGCATATCATTGGGTGACATCATGGTAACTATTCATAATTTATGAATAAGAGATATTATCCTATAGGATAAACTATAATGTTTTACAACAAAAAAAGATTAGGCGATGGTAAGATTAACACTCCAGAGGAGTTGATAGAAGTGGATAATGAAAGAGTGTGGGAACATGATCCGATTGAAGCATTGAAATATGAAAGTTTAGAGAGAAGAAAAATTTTAAATTGGATTGCAAGAATGATACTATCATTAGTCATTTTTGGAACTTTTATATTTTTCTTTTGGGTATTATTCTATGCAGAATTGCCTCAAGGTTCTAGAGATTTAGTCAACATTATGATTGGAGCATTTGTAGCTACGGTGGCAAAGACTGGAGATTACTGGTTTAAGTCAGATGACAATGAATCAAAAGAAAATGCTGAGTTATATAGAAGAAGAAAATTAAAAAAAGAGGATTCTGAATAATGGCAATTGAAAAAGATTATTTGACAACTTATGGTTGGACTGCAAAAAATGCTTATTTTAAAATAGATTATATCATTGAAAAATCTGATGACAATTGTGAAATGATTTTTTTTATATATTTAAATAAAAAAAATAGAGATGAAAATCCAGATAAACCATTAATGAGAAATAGAGTCAATTTTAAAATAAATAAAGATTTATTTGATTCGAATTTAGATTATGAAATGAATTTGAAAACACAAGGCTATGAGTTTTTAAAAACATCAACAAGAGGATTTATTAGAAATTCCATCAATGTATAAGGAAAAAATGTTAAAAAAAATTTGGAGGTATAAAGGATCACTAAAAGATCCAAACTATCAACGTATGCGCCAGTGAGAAAATCTCACTGGCATCACTCGACAATTTAGAAATGAATATGGTTGAAACAGAATGTGGAAAATTAATTTTTTATACTAAAAAAAAGATTGACAAATGCCAATGATTGATATATACTATTTTTAAGTGCGTGAGTGCTTTTTTAAAAACATTTAAACAAGAGAACCTATATGACAAAATGTGTAAGAGTGAGCGTTCAGAATACATCTCAAAACAACTTTAAAACTCTTCAAAAGTTTAAAAATATGGTAAATGATGAGGGAATTTTGATGCAAATTAAAAAACATGAATTCTTTATTAAACCTTCTTTAGCTAAAAAACTGAAAAGAGAAAATGCAGAACGTCAGAGAATCAAAGATTTGCATAGGGAAATCAAAAATCTTGAAAAAAATTCAGATGAAATATTTTTTTAGATAATATATGAAAACGTTTAGAGGCCTTCAAGCAGAGGCAAATAAAAATAAAACTGTTACTTTTATTATAGGTCCTCCTGGTGTAGGAAAAACAACTTATATTAAAAGAGAAGGTCTTAAAAACGTTTTATCAAGAGATGAAATAGTGATGAATCATGGTCATAAGTTAGGATTGAACAATTATAATTTAATATTTTCAAAAATTGATCAAAATTCTGTTAATAAGGAATTGAATTTGAAATTTGATCAATTAATTAATAATGGTAAAAATTTTGTAATTGATATGACAATGATGAACAGAAAATCTAGATCGAAATTTTTATCTAGAATTCCTAAACATTATAGAAAAATTGCCGTTGCATTTGAAACTGATCTGTCTACGTTAAAGGCAAGAAATAAAATGAGAGCGGCAGAGGGAAAAAACTTACCTGTAAATTTACTACAGCAGATGCTTTCGAATTATGAACCTCCTACTGAAGAAGAAGGTTTTGACGATATTGAAATTAAAAAAATATAAAAAATTATGAAATACGAAGATGCATTGGCTATAACTAATAAAAATTCATGTTTTTATTCCAAACATGTGACTGTCAATGGTCATAATGTTGCAATGTTTCATTACATGATGGCGGATTTTAAAGATTTTGATAATTTTAATGCTTTTGAAATGAGAGGTCTAACGTTTGTTCAAAAAAAGAACAATGTATGGTCAAATCCTTTTTTACATTTGCATAAATTTTTTAATTTGAATCAAACAACTAATTATATGTCAAATGATTTAAAGGATAAAAAATTAGTTGGTGTATATGAAAAATTGGACGGTTCAATGATTAGATTCATTCCCATAGGAGATAAAGTTTTTGCCAAAACTAAAATGTCATTTGAATCGAAACAAGCAGTTTCTGCGCAATCCGTTTACAATACAAATTTTAATGTTAAATCATTTGTTGATTTTACATTAAAAAATAATTTGGCAGCAATTTTTGAATATGTTTCACCTTTTAATAGAGTAGTTGTCGGATACAAATACACTGATTTAGTATTAGTTGCCTTGAGAGATAATTCTAATGGTAAATATTTAAACATTGATGATTGTGGTAAAAAATGGGGCATTAAAACTGCTAAAAAAGTCGAAATGAATTATCAAGATACCATGAGTTCATTAGATTCAGAAGAACTTGAAGGATATGTTTTACATTTTGATGATGGTCAAATGATCAAAGTTAAGACACCTTGGTATCTAAAAAATCATAGATTGTTAACTGTAGATGTACAATCAACTAATTTTATAATCAATTGTATTTTAGATGAAACAATTGATGATTTAATTTCTAATGTTCCCGAAGATCAGGTTGAAATAATAGATAGAATTAAGAATATTAGAACAAAAATTGTTGGTTTAATTTTGTGTAAATTCGATAAAATTAAAAATTCCTTGAAACGATATGATGGCGATAAGAAAACTTTTGCCATGTCTATAAAAGATGATGAAGATTTTCATTTAATCATGCAATCTTTAAAAAATCCAACCGATGAATTTATCATATCATTAATTAAAAATTATGTTGAAAAAAATACAAATGCTTTAGAGAAAGCAAATAAATTTTTGGAGACAATATGAAAACTTTAAAAGAAGTTTTAAATCAAAATAGACCTAAAATTTATTGTGACATGGATGGTGTAGTTGCTGATTTTGAGGGTCAGGTAAAAAAAATTTATGGTCCAGACAAAAAGATCGAAGATATATTACCATTTAGGAATTTGCCTGGTGATTGGTTTTTGAATTTACCTAAAATGAAAGATGCAGATTTATTGATGAAAGAATTGAAAAAATATGATGTTGATATGTTAACAGGAATGCCTGGTAAGAGAGCAATGCCATATGCATCAGATCATAAGAAGCAATGGATGAAAAAGCATTATGGATTTTCCCCAAATAAAGTCATCACAGTTTTTACATCTGAAAAACCTAAATATGCTGTAAAAAATAATATAGCGAATATTTTGATTGACGATACAATAGATAATATTGAAAAATGGGAGGCAAAAGGGGGAATAGGAATTTATCATATATCCGCATCTTCTACTATTAATAAATTGAATAAATTGTTGAACGAAGAAATTAGTGAAGATATAGAATATAAAAACAATAATGCGAATGGCTATTTTGCAATAGTGTTGGATAAAAAAAGTCATGAATCATTGAAAAAATATGCAATACATTCTATAATTGTTGCACATCATGTGACAATTGCATATAGACCTAGTGATTATGATTCAAGAATTTTAGAAAAACAATTAAACGATAAATTTAAAATTAAAACTTTAGATTTATATAGCAATGATAATATTCAGGCAGTTGTGGTTGATATAGCAGGAATTAAACGATTAAATCCAGGTAAACCACATATTACTATATCACATACAAGTAATGCTAAACCAGTTGATAGTAATCAACTGATAACATCGGATGCAAAGTTTAAAAAAATAAATTTAACTTTAAATGGTACATTAAAATTTATTAAGTTTAAAACTAAATAGTAGGTAAGATAAAAATTTATGTAAAATAGGAAAAAAATGTCAAACTCTTTGAAAATTATTATAATGAGTTTGATGGTGTCATATATTACAATGACAACTTTAATATTTGCAGATACAATGGAAAACAATCCATTTGAAAGACAGTCCAGGGTATATTATACTGATACAATTCAATCACCTCAACAACAGGTGGAATCTGATCCGACTGATAGAGCTGTTGGAATTTTATTAGATCATGGAATTACTGGTTTGGTATTGTTGATATTAGGATGGTGGTATTATAAAAGACAACAGCAGTGGGATGAAGAATCTGCAAGTATGAGAAAAGAACTGATGGATTATGTAAAGGCAGATCAGCAATCAGATTATGAGATGATGGCCAAAATTGAAACACACAAAAATGAATTGAAGAATGAGATGCACGATCTTAATCAAAAATTACATGAATTGAAAGAAGAGGTTTTATATAGAACTTTTGATCGTAGAAAAGTTCCAAGAGAGGATTGACAAAACTATCAAAACTTGATAAACTTTTATTATTCACTTGATTATTTAAACACACACAAGGAGATATTATGAATATACTATTAAAAGTACCTGATGTGACTTTTAAAACAAGAGTTAGAGATGAATCAATTGATGGGGACAATCCTTTTAGATGGCAAGACGTAACAACAGATGATCTTTTTAAAAATAAAAAGATTGTAGTTTTTAGTTTACCCGGTGCATTTACTCCAACCTGTTCAACTTATCAAGTGCCTAATTATAATAAAATGTATGATGATTTTAAAGAACAGGGAATAGATGATATATATTGTATATCTGTAAATGATGCTTTTGTCATGAATAAATGGAAGGAACAACAAAATGCAAAAAACTTGACATTTATTCCAGATGGTAATGGTGAATTTACAAGAAAAATGGGTTACTTAGTTGAAAAGAAAAACCTTGGATTTGGAGAAAGATCTTGGAGATATTCAATGTTAGTCGATGATGGTGAGATAGTTAAAATTTTTGAAGAACCTGGATTTGATGATAATGTTGAAAATGATCCTTATGAAGTTTCTGATCCTGAAACAATATTAAATTATATTAAAACAGAAAACCTGAAAGATTAATAATGAAGGATAAAGAAACTCTAAGAGGCGAGGTTTTATCTAAACTTGTTAGAGATAACAATTTAAAAAAAGGAGCCGAACTAGGAGTTTGGAAAGGAAATACATTTCAATATTTGATTTTAAATTGTGAAGATTTACATATGATTGGAGTAGATGCGTATATGGAAATGCCCAACAATGTAGGCGAAAAATCTGAAAAGTATTTAATTAGTGATAAATCCAGAGATTGGAATCATGAAAAACATTATAAATCAATTATTGAATTCTGTGATCAGCATAAAGATAGAACACATTTTATAAGGGATTTAACAGATAATGCTTGTGAAAAAGTGGAAGATCAATCATTGGATTTTTTATTTATAGATGCTCATCACACCGAAGAAAGTGTTTCAAACGATATAAAAAATTGGTTACCAAAAATTAAAAGGGGCGGGTTTATAACAGGCGATGATTATCATTGGTTTTGGCCTGGTGTCATAAAAGCAGTTGATTCTATGTTTAATAAAAAAGACATAAAGATTCTAAATAAACCAAAACCTAGTAATATTTGGTGCGTAAAAATTATATAACTCATATATACTATGAGTAATCAAGTTTTATTACTGAATGCAGATTTTCAGCCTTTTTTATGGAGTCCGTTATCTGTTATAAATTGGAAATATGCAATAAAATATTATTTTTTAAATAAAATAACTGTAATTGAATGGTATAATAATTTTAAATGTAGATCGATGAATTTTGAGATACAAATGCCTTCAATTATAAGATTGAATAAATATCATAAAACAACACAGAGATTATTACCTGTGAGAAAAAATGTTTTATTGAGAGATGATAATACATGTCAATACTGTTTGAAAAAATTTACTGAAAATGATCTAACACTGGATCATGTGATTCCAAGATCTAAGGGTGGATTAAGTTCTTGGGATAATTTAGTTACTTCATGCGGAAAATGTAATGTTAAAAAAGGTTCTCTCAATAAAATGAAACCCAATAAAATTCCTACGGAATTATATTATTGGGAAATGGTTTCTGTTATAAAACAGAAAAAAATTCTCATACCCGATGCTAAATGGCAAGTGTTTTTGCGATGGCCAGATGAGAATGTTAAATTATACACACCTAAATTTGATTGAAAGGGTATTATGTCAGAAGAAAATATGTCTACACACCAACAAATTGTTGAATTATATGGCAATTATATTGTTGAACAAACTAAATTTGAAGAAAAGGGAAATAAAGCCGCAGCAACTAGAGCAAGAAAAGCACTAGGTGAAATGGGCAAATTGGCAAAAACTCGCCGTGCTGAAATTCAAGACAAAAAAAATAATATGTGATCTATGAAAAAATATTGGTATGATTGGAGAGAAATGCGAAGAGATGTTAATGCTCTTTGCCGTCAAATAACTCTTGACAATTTTAATCCTAATGTGATCGTAGGCATATCTAGAGGCGGATTGGTTCCAGGAATCATGATGAGTCATTGGTTTAAAAAACCTTTTCGCCCTCTTGTAGCATCCCTCAGGGATTTTCCAGAATGGGAAGAATTCCTACCTAAACCTCAAGATAAAACCGTTTTAATTGTTGATGATATATGTGATAGCGGTGAAACTTTTCAAAGAATAAAATATTCAATAGATGATTATAATAAAACTGTTTTATCTAACAAACAGTGTGCGGATATAAGATTTGCATCATTATGGTGGAATAATGAAGTAAGTTTTAAACCGCATTACTTTTCTCAAGAAATGGCCAAGGATTCAACTGATACTTGGATACATTTTCCTTGGGAATCCTGGTGGAATGCACCAGTTTGATATGTTGTGTTTGAAAAAACGTCACGGAAGGTGACATAACTTTATTAACTTGGAAGGAGTTAAATGAAAAAATTCTTTAATCTTTTCTCAATAATTGCATTTCTAATTATCTCATTTAATTTAAATGCCTCAGAAAAACCAACAGCAGGATTGGTGTTAGTAGGTCCTAAGAGTGATGGTGGTTGGAGTATGAGACATTATCAGGGAATGAAAGAAAGTGGTTATGAGTTTGATGTGGTCGAGGCGGTACCAGAATCTGAATCAGAACGAGTATTTAGAAATTTGGCACGTAAGCATGATGTAGTTTTTGGTACAAGTTTTGGTTACATGGATCCTATGTTAAATGTTTCCAAAAGATTTCCTGATACTAAATTTATGCACGCTACTGGTTTCAAAACATCAGAAAATTTGAATAATTATAACTGTCGATTGTTTCAGGCACGTTATTTGGCAGGCCAGGCGGCAGGACTTTTAACTAAAACTAATAAAATTGGTTTTGTAGGTTCTCATCCAATTCCAGAAATCATTTCCAATATTAATGCTGCAACTCTTGGAGCAAAATCTGTGAATCCAAATATTACAGTACAGATTGTTTGGATTAATTCATGGTTTGATCCTGCGAAAGACACCGCAGCAGCAGATGCGTTGTTCAATAATGGAGTAGACGTATTCTTTACAACTACAGATTCGCCATCAGTAGTAATGATAGCACAAAAGCAATCCACTGCGGACAAACCCTTATGGGGAATGGGTAATGATGCTCCAATGAATTCTTTTGGTCCAGATCGTTATGCAACTGGTCCGATGTTTAATTGGGATGTTTATTATAAGCATGTGATGAAATCAGTAGAAGATGGAACATGGGAGGTTGATACACCATTTTGGGGTATGGAAAAAGGCTGTGTAGGACTTAGTCCGTGGGGACCAAATGTACCCGCAAATGTCAAATTTCATGTTGAATCGGAAAAAGAGAAATTTGTGTCCGAAGAATATGATGCTTCATTTCCATTCTCTGCAGGATTTACTAAACAAGATGGAACAGTTGTCGAACCTGGAATGGGACGTGAGGGAATTGAAAATATGAATTATTTTGTTGATGGTGTAATTTCAAATTATCCATAACACACACATAAGGAATAAAAATGAAATATATTTTAAGTTTAATTTTAACAATTTTTATTTCCTTCTCGGCACATGCCAAGGAGGTTACATTATTGATGGACTGGTTTCCGCAAGGTAATCAAAGTGTTTTCTGGCAAGCAATGTTGGATAACGATAATTATAAATTGAAGATTAATGTAAAGCCTGGAGGTCCAAAAGTTAGTACAACTGCGGCAGTTGCCAGTGGACAAGTTGAATTTGGGTTAAACGGATCAGACAGTGTGATGCAAGCAAATTCTAAAGGCGCAGGATTGGTAGCAATTTTTGCAAATCTAGATCATGTTCCCTATACATTAGTTTTTCATCCAAATCAGGGAATTAAAACAGTAAAAGATCTTGATGGTAGAAGATTTGCTGTTGTTCCTGGTATTACATATTGGAAATGGATCAAAAAGGAATATGGATTGAATTATGTCGATGAATTTCCTCTCACTGGAGATTTAGGACTATTTGCGAAAAGTCCGGAAATGTTTCAACAAGGATATAGTTTATTTTTACCTGCTAGAATGGATGCAAAGGGTATTCCTAATGCCCAAATTAAAGTTGCCGATTTAGGATATAAACCATATAGTGTTTTATTTACAACACAAAAAATGATTGATGAAAATCCTGAATTGGTAAGAGAGGTTGTTTGGAGATTAAGAGCAGCATTTTCAAAATCATTAAACAATCCTAAACCAACTATGGATTTGATATTGTCTAAGGATAAAAAAACAAATGAATCAATTCATATGAATGCGATTAATTTAATGAAAGAAGAATTTTTACCCAAAGATCATGCAAAATTAGGTTGCATGAGTCCAGGTAGATGGGATGAGTTGTCCTCACAGTTGAAAGAAGTTGATGTTGTGCCTGCTAATTTTGATCCGACTTCATCATATGATCTTTCTTTTTTGAGTAATTGTAATTGAACGGTAATCAATGATTGAAATTTGTAATGTAAATAAAAATTTTGGTGAAATTCAAGCATTGAACAATATAAATTTGAAAATTGCCACAGGCGAGTTTGTCAGTATTGTCGGACCTTCAGGCTGTGGTAAATCTACTTTATTACGAATTATCGCAGGATTAATTCCATATCAAGGCACTGTTAGAAGACCTTCTAATGGTGCTTTTGTGTTTCAAGATAGTGCATTATTACCATGGAGAACAGTATTAAAAAATGTCGAATTATTATTGGAATTAGAAAAAGTAGATAATTACAAATTTAAATCATATGATGTATTGGAACGGGTGGGGTTAAAAGGATTTGAAAATAATTATCCACACCAATTAAGCGGTGGTATGAAAATGAGATTGAGTTTGGCTAGATCATTAGTTTTAAATCCAAGTTATCTATTGTTAGATGAACCATTATCTGCTGTTGATGAATTTACCAGAGAAATACTTCAAGAAGAAATTTATAATTTATGGAAAAAAGATAATTTTACAGGTGTATTGGTCACACATAATGTGGCAGAAGCGGTTTATTTGAGTAATCGTGTAATAATTATGAGCAATAGACCCGCAGAAATTATTGATGTTGTTGATGTGCCTTATAATGACAGAAATAGAAGTATAAGAGAGAAATCTGTTTTTTTAAAATTGGTGAATAATATTTCAAGAAAGTTGAGATCATGTCATTAAATAAAGTTTTTCCCCCTATAATTATTCTCATTTTGTTTTTTGCCTGCTGGCAAATTGCTTCATTTTATTACGACATGAAATTTTTATTGCCCGGTCCGATAAATGTTTTTGAAACATTCTTAATAGATTATTCTATAATTTTACAAGGTGCATTTATAACTTTTAGAGAAGCAATTACTGGTTTTATTATTGCTACGATGATTGGTTTAGTTGTTGCTACGATCATGAGTTTATCTAAAATTTTAGAAAAAAGTTTATATCCTTATGCTATTTTATTACAAACTGTTCCAGTTGTTGCAGTAGCTCCTTTAATAGTTTTGTGGTTCGGTTTTGAAGAAAGAAGTGTGATTATAATTTCAGTTATTATATCTTTATTTCCAATCATTAATAATACATTATTTGGACTTAAATCAACACCTGAAACATTGATGGAATTATTTAAAATGCATAAATCTAATAATTTTAATAATTTTATTAAATTAAAGTTTCCATATGCATTACCAAATATTATTGCTGGTATGAAGATATCTGCAGGATTATCTGTTATAGGATCTATTGTGGGAGAATTCATAATTGGATCCGGTAGTTCCGTTGGTGGATTAGGTGTGCAAATAATTTATGCCCAAGCAAATTTGGAGACATCTTTAGTCATGGCATTAATTTTTACATCAACATTTTTAGGATTTATGTTTTTTACTGTTATATCCATACTGGGATACATATTATTAAATACATGGCATGAATCAGAACTAAAAAAGGCATAACATGATTAAACCTGGACAGCACTTTATAACATGTAAAAATTTTTCAAAAGAAGAAATACTGGAAATATTAAATGATATTTTAGAATATGATGATAGTGATCCTAAAACATTTGATGATAACGTAATCAAAAAGAAAATGGTTGCTAATTTATTTTATGAACCTAGTACCAGAACTAATTCCAGTTTTTATGCCGCAGAAAAATATCTAGGTCATGAAGTTTTGAACATTAATAATGTGATTTATAGTAGTGTATCAAAAGGAGAATCACTGGAAGATACTATTTTGACGTTGCAAAATTATGTTGATTGTATTGTTTTGAGACACCCAGAAACAGGTGCTGCACATAGGGCGGCAAGAATTTCTTCTATACCTATTATCAATGCCGGTGACGGAATAGGCGAACATCCAACACAAACATTGTTAGATTTATATACTATTTTTAAAAAATTTAAAACGATAGATGGTCTAAATTTAATTTTGATGGGAGATTTAAAGTATGGTAGAACAATACACGGATTGATTTCTGTATTGCATTTATTTAATACTAATGTAAAATTGGTTTCTCCTGCATCGTTGAAATTACCTGTTGAATATCTTAGGGAAGAAGATGAAATATTTACCGATTTAAATCATGATATATTAGAAAATTCAGATGTTTTATATTTAACCAGAGTTCAAAAAGAAAGAGGTGCGATAATATCTGCCGGAACTTATTCATTCAATGAAGATGATGCATTATCTTTAAATGCCAATGCAATAGTCATGCATCCTCTACCTAGATTAGAAGAACTTCCCACCTGGTTTGATAGTGATCCTAGAGCAAAATATTTTGAACAAATGAAAAATGGATTGGTAGTTAGAAAATACCTACTTGAAAAAATATTAAAATGAGGCTTTATGAACCAAAACACTATTGAGAGAAGAAAAACTGGTTTAATTGGAAAAAATGATAAAAAATGTAGCAAAGGATATGTCCTTTTTACTACTCAAACTGGTGGCGGTTTAGTTGAGATTATTAACCATAGAGGTGCCAGAATTCATAAATGGAATATGCCAGTTAGACCTGGACGTGATGCTGTTTTATTGTCTAATGGGAATTTAGGGTATAATGGTAGTCATGAGAAATCTGTAGATTTGTATCCAGCATGGGACATATGGCATGGAGGACATTTTATTGAGGTAAATCCATATGGTAAAGTTATTTGGGAATATGAAGATCCTTATCACCATCATGATGCCCTTTGGATGGATAACGGTAATCTTTTATATACAGCAGCAGTTTATGATAAAGATACTAAAACAGTTCAGGATGTTGTCAAAGAAGTCAATAGAGATGGTGAAGTCATATGGGAGTGGAAAGCAAGCGATTGGTTAGTTCCTCAAAGATTTAAAAAACATGAATGCTTTTCAGATGATCATTGGCCAATGATTAATGGCCTAAATGTAACCCGAGACGGAAATGTATTAATGAGTTTGAGAACTACAAGTGGAATTATTTGTGTCGATAAGAAATTTAAAACAATTTTATGGACATTGGAATATCCTCTTGTGGCACAACAACATTGTCCTGTTGAATTAGATAATGGAAATATATTATGTTTTGATAATGGAAATTTGAGGCCAAATTCAATACATCATTCTAGAATAGTTGAATACGATCCGAAGACAAAGGAACTCATATGGTCCTATGTGGATCCATTGCCTCCTGCATTTTTCTCACCTTACATGGGAAGTGTTCAACGAACATGGAATGGAAATACATTTATATGTGAGAGTGCTTTTGGTCGATTGTTTGAGGTAACTACTGAGGGTGAAACTGTGTGGGAATATGTGATACCTACTTTTGCAGAATATCCGAAACCACTAAACAAATTTATAACAGGTTCACATAATAGTTGCTTTAAAGCACATCACTATGAATTTATAACATGGTTAGGATGAAATGGAAATACCAGTCATTAATCATTTAGATGATGATGCACATCTAAAACTAGATGAAGCATTTAAAACAATTGGGTTTGCTTATTTTAAAACTCAAACAACCTGGCCCAAAATACTCGATCACGCCAAAGAATTCTTTTCCCTTCCAGTAGAAGAAAAAAACAAATACAAATATACATCAACAGAATCAAACACTGGTTATCAGGGAATGATTGAAAGTTTGACACCAGGTACTCCACCAGATTTAAAAGAAGCATTCAATTGGTGTAAGTACATTGAAGACAATAAATGGCCCAGTGAAAAATTCAAAGTTGTTTGTGAAGAATGGAATCTCGTATTAGAACTTATTACTAAACGCATTTTACAACTCATTGAGAAAGCATTAGAATTACCAGAATTAACATTGATTGAAAAACATCAAGGTTCAAAATCAACAACAACTAGAATGTTACATTATCCAGCATGGAATGGTGAGATTCAAGAGAATCAAATGAGAGGTGGTGAACATACTGATTATGGTACTATAACTATATTGTTTACAGATGAAAATCCAGGACTTCAAATAAAGCCAAGAGGAACAAGTGAATGGGTCAATGCGCCGTACATACCAAACACCTGCATTGTCAATGTTGGTGATTTACTTCAACGTTGGACTAACGATATTTACATTTCTACTCCTCATCGTGTTGTTAATGATCATCTCAATATTAGCCGTTACAGTTTCCCTTATTTTGTTCACCCTTGCGATGATGTTCAAGTTGATAGTCTTATTGGCGAACAAAAATATAAATCAATAGGTGCTAAAGAATATCTAGTCTGGCGCCTCAATCAGAGTTACTAATGAAAACTGCACTAGTTATAGCTTTAAAGGAAGAATTTGATTATTTTGATTTGTTGACAGGTGTAGGCCCTGAGAAAGTTAAAACAAACTTTTCATTGTTTGTTGAACAGAATCCTGATTTAAAAACAGTTATAAATTACGGAACTTGTGGAAGTTTTTATGAAAAATATCATGGATTATACAATATTACTACATTTAGTAATACATTCGATGATGAAATATTGGGAGATGGCAAAGGTTTGAAATTAATTTCCCATGATAAATTTTTAACTGAAAGAAATGATATTGATGCAGATTTAGTGGATTGCGAAGCTTATTGGTTAAAAAAAATATGTGAAACGAAAAATATTGATTTTTATTGTTTTAAATATGTTTCTGATTATGTTGGAAAAAACAGTATCGATGAATTTTGGAAAAAAGTAGGAGATGGTAAAAAAACATTTGACTTAATTTATAGGAAAAAATATGCGAATTATTGAAGATACAAAATTAGATTTTATAGATGTGTTAATCAAACCTAAAAGATCTCAAATGAATTCTCGAAAAGAAGTGAATCTGAAAAGAGAATTTTCTTTTAAATATTCACCGAAAGTATGGTCTGGTATTCCTATTATAGCAGCAAATATGGATGGTGTTGGAACTGTTTCAATGCATAATTCTTTGTCGAAGTATGATTGCTTGACTGCATTGACTAAATACGTTGAATTAGATAATTTTCCGTGGGGTCCTAATGCCATTATGACATTGGGTATAGGTGATGAACATAAAGTAACCGAAAAATTTGTATCATCTTTTAAATGGTCTGCATTAAACTGGATTTGTTTGGATGTTGCAAATGGCTATACTGAAAGATTTGTCAACTATGTTTCTGAAGTGCGGGAATTATTTACAGATCATATTATTGTTGCTGGAAATGTTGTGACCGCAGAAATGACCGAGCAATTAATTTTAGCAGGTGCTGATGTGGTAAAAGTAGGGATCGGTCCTGGATCTGTATGCACAACCCGTAAAATGACAGGCGTTGGATATCCACAACTTTCTGCCATAATAGAATGCTCTGATGCTGCTCATGGTTTAGGAGGGCATATTGTAGCAGATGGAGGATGTACAGTTCCTGGAGATGTAGCGAAAGCATTTGCGGCAGGGGCGGATTTTGTCATGTTGGGAGGCATGTTAGCCGGTCATGATGAGGGAGAGGGTAAAATAATAGAAAAAGCATATGCTTTAAAAGAATTTGATATCAATGATGATGATACCGTCAAAGACATTCCTGCATTTTTTAGGCATAAATATGTTGAATTTTATGGCATGTCTTCTAAAGAAGCCCAAGATTTGCATATGGGAGGTATGGAAAACTACAAAGCGTCTGAAGGAAAACTAGTTAGAGTTCCTTATAGAGGACCTGTTAGTCGAACAGTTGAGGAAATAATGGGAGGTTTGAGAAGTGCTTGTACGTATGCAGGTGCCAGAACATTGAAATCATTGCCGAAATGTACAACTTTTGTCAAGGTAAACCGTCAGTTGAATGAGGTTTTTGGCAAATCGTAATTGGAGAATATATGATAATATTTGTGGACATAGATGGCACTATTTGTCAAAATAGAGATCATTTGAGAGAAGAAAGAAATGATCCAACAATTAGTTATGACCAGGTAGAACCTTACAAAAATAGAATAGAAAAAATCAATAGATTATATGATGAAGGAAATAAAATTGTTTATTGGACCGCAAGAGGTGTTTTGTCAAAAATTGATCATACCGAGTTGACTTTAAGACAACTCAAAGAATGGGGGTGCAAATATCATGAATTAATGATTAATAATAAACCTCATTTTGATATGTACATATGTGATAAAAGCTGGAATTCAGAAACTTATTTCAGTAATTATTACAAGATATAATAGCAAAATAAACTTATAAAAAAAGGGAGACTAATGGATGTAACATTACTCTACACGATTATAGGATTTACACTTGCTAGTTATTCGGTTATTGCCAATGACAGTGTTCAAACACTAGGCACTTGGATTGCTAGTAATTCAGAGAAATTTAAATGGTATGTGATGTGGGCCGCAAGCAGTATTGTGCTTTTGTTCACTATATGGTATGGATGGTATGTCAATGCAGGAGATATTTCTTATGGAAGATTAGAAAAAATTCCATATCAACCCGTTCAATGGTACCATGCAGTGGCGCCTCTTGTGCTTGTGATATTGACAAGATTCGGCATACCTGTGAGTACAACATTTTTAGTTTTAAGTGCATTTGCCAGCACCGTTGTTTTAGAAAAAGTTTTATTAAAATCGGCAATGGGTTACTTGGTTGCCGCAGCCGCAGCATATATTATATGGTTGGCTGTATCAAAATATTGGGAGACAAAAACAGAAATTCCAGCAAGTCATGACAAATGGTGGAGGGTTGCACAGTGGTGTACAACCGGTTGGTTATGGTTTACATGGTTGAGTCACGATATGGCAAACATTGCAGTATTCTTGCCTAGACAAATTCCGATAGAAACTATGTTTATGATTAGTTTGATTTTTGTTGCTGGACTATCCTACATGTTTTATGAAAAAGGTGGGAGAATTCAAGATGTCGTATTGAGTAAAACAAATACAAAATATGTTAGATCGGCAACATTAGTGGATTTAATTTATTGTATAATTTTATGGTATTTTAAAGAATACAATAGTATACCTATGTCAACTACCTGGGTATTTGTTGGTTTGTTGGCAGGTAGAGAACTTGCATTTGCTTCAGTGAATGGCAAATACAAGTTTAAAACTGTTTTTCCTTTAGTTGGGAGAGACTTTTTCAAAATGATGATTGGACTGGCGCTGTCAGTTGTAATCGTCTTGGCTATCCATGGATTTGCGTTCCAAGGATTTGCAAACTTTTAATTAATAAACTAAAACGGATAATACTTGACATAACATGGGCATCATGATAAAATTTTTAGTATTGTATATGTTGATTTTAGGTATTGGATGCCTATGTTTTGTTTCTATGTTTTCAATTTTATGGATAATTGATTCGAAAAAGTAAAAAAAATTATATCATTTTTTTGAATGATAAATATTTGAAATGACTTATTATATAAATAATAAACGTTACAAAAACCTCACTAAAATTAGGAGACAAAAAAATGGATTATACATCCAACGATTTATTAGATAAGATTTCACAAGGTGATTATACAAATGGCAAAAATATATTTTCACAATTAATGAATGATAAAATTTTATCAGAATTAGGTGCTAGAAAAATGGAGATTGCAAAATCCTTATTACCATCCTTGACAGATAATGAACAAAGTCAAAAAGTTATTGATAAAATAAAAAATATGAAAGATGAAAATGATGAATAAATATGATGTAATTTTGAAAATAAAAAATGGAAGAGAGAAAAAAATAAAAGTTGGAGCAGATAGTTTAGAAAGAGCAAAAAAAATTGCTTTATATTGGGAAGAGGACACCACAATTATAGAAAAAATTGATAAAATAAATTAATGTATTACGAAATTTTATTATGTTAGCAAGTCAAAAAAATCATTTCTTGATTATCACAGGATATACTGACAAAATCTTCAAAGAAAAATATTTATTAGATTTAACCAAAAAAGTTAGGGAAACCATCAATGACATTACTATATGTTATTGTACACATTATCCTAATTTTGATAAAAAATTATATGATATTTTTGATTATGTAATT